CGTAACTAGATTAACCACAGGTATCACCAACGGAACTGGGTCGATATCTTCCAATACTTCCAGTCTAACTATTACAGGTTCTGGCACGCAATTCTTAACTGAAGTTGTTCCTGGACAGGTATTAAAGACTGGAGCTGGTGTTACCATTGGTACTGTTAATAGTGTCAATAGTAATACTACAATCACTTTAGTCAGTAATGCAGCTGTTACAGTAACATCGTCTTCTTATACTATCAATAGTAATGGAATTACTGTAAAAGGTTCTCCACTTTCTAGCGTTGAAATTGACACCAATTTTATCAAATTAAACGACTACAAATTAGAACTATCAGATGCTACTAGCACAAATACTGCAAACAAAGTAGTTCGTCGCGATTTAGATGGTGGATTTTCTGCTGGTTCAATACAAGCTCAACTTCTAACTTTAACTACACCATTACATCCTGCGCAAGGTGGTTCGGGAACAAATACTGTTCCTGGTAATGGATCAATTTTAATTGGAACTTCTGCTGGACTATACGCTTGTACTACGCTAACAGGAACAGCAAATAGAATAACAGTTACCAATGCTTCTGGCAGTATTACCTTATCAAGTCCTCAAGATATTTCCACTTCTTCTAATTTACAATTTGGTTCATTAGGTGTTGGAACTGCTGCTTCTGGAACTACTGGGGAAATACGAGCAACTAATCAAATTACATCATACTACTCGGATGAGAGGTTGAAAGAAAACATTCAAGTAATTACAAATGCTCTAGAAAAGGTAATGTCGCTTCGTGGTGTTACATATCAACCAAATACCATTGCAGAAGAATTAGGTTACAAGAAACAAAATGAAGTTGGTGTCATAGCCCAAGATGTAAAAAGGGTTTTGCCAGAAGCAGTTAAACCAGCCCCATTTGATCTTGTTATGTTTGAAAATACAGAAATTTCTCGGTCTGGTGAAAACTATCTGACAGTGCAATACGATAAGATAATTCCCCTTTTAATAGAAGCAATAAAAGACCTAAATAGAGAAATACAAGACTTAAAAGGAGTTAAATAATGCCAGCTACAGTCCTAGGCGATCAATATGTTACCATAGGTGTTGGTACTACTGCCGAGCGTCCGAATGTCCCTGTGCAGGGAATGGTTCGCTATAATACTACTTTATCTATTACCGAGATATATGATGGTACTCTTTGGTCTCCAATCTCAGTATCAGCATATAACATCTTATCCGTTGACGCAAATGGTAATTTAATCCATAACCAAATTCTTGGTAGTGAAGCAAGCACTTCGACTACTAATATTGAAAATGCTCTTTCTGCGTTTTTCTCTAATAAATTAATACTTGCCATCGATCAAACAACAGGCAAATTAACTGCAACATACTAAGGTATAATAAATGGCACAAGTAACTCTAGGTAAGTTAAGATTCAATCCAAGAGGTGAGTGGGTTGTTTCGACTGCATATTTAAAAGATGATGTTGTAACTTATAAAAATACTTTCTATTTTTGTACTACAAGTCATACTTCTTCAACAAACCCACAAGAAGATCTCACCAACTGGTATCATTATGGTAGAGGAACTTATTTTGCGGGAGAGTGGCTTTGGACTACTGCATATAAAATTGGCGATATCGTAACTTATAAAAAAGTTCTACCATATAACGATCATCACAACTACTTAGAACAAAACACATATGTTTGCACTGTAGCTCATACTGCTGGAACAAATTCTCAAACTCCTGAGGTAACCACAGATAAGTGGAGAATGATTTCTCAAGGAACAATGAGAGATAAGTTTGCTTATCTTTTTGGACCAAACGAAGGTTATGCTCCAACTCATAAGAGTGTCTGGGATGCATATGCATTGGCAGTTCCTGGGGTTAGTTATGTTGGTATGGGCGACAGTTTTGGTGAGTTTAAAACTCCTGGAATTGACTTAGCTGGTAATGGTGCTATACAGTATATTACCAGAAGACATACAATAATGACTTATGGAAGAAATACAAGTTCAAGTTTAAGTAATGGTGGAACTGGAACTACTCATCAGACTCCTACTGAATGTCAATTTGCACATTTAAGTTGGTTCGATGGTTCTTTACCTACTACTGCCATTAATGGTGTGCAACCAGTACCAAAAGTAATTCAAGTTGAAAGCGATGGTGGTTTAGATTCTGGAATGTTAGTTCTATTTGACAATGGAGAAGTTCACGCTGGTGGATATCAAGCCCAAGGTGGAAGTGGACACGGAAATACCAATGGGTATACTAATTTTACTCAATCTGGTTATGCTAATATTAATAGATCTAATGCTACTACAATTCTTCGCAATAAAAAAGTTATTCGAATTGCATCATCAGCCAGTGGTACGAACAGTACAAAATCTAACTATGCATTAGTTCGTAATGCAGATGATTCCCGTGAATTATATTCTTGGGGATACAATGGATATGGACAACTTTGTCAAGGTAATACAAGCGACTACTATTCCCCAACTCTAGTTTCTTTTGATCAAACAACGAATGGTAAAATTATTGAAATTTGGGCAACTGGTGGTGGTTATGGTTGTTTCTGGTTACTAACAGATCAGGGAAAAATGTATGCTGCTGGATATAATGGATATGGTCAACTTGGTGTTGGTGATACTTCGCAAAGAACTTCGCTAACAGCAATTAAAATTGATAATGGAGATAATACTTGGGGTACTACTTCAACAACTGGTATTAAAAAATTCAATACTGGTGGAGCAGCCAATGGTGGCAGTGTAGTATCTATGTTGATGATTAGAAGAGATGGTACGCTATATACTTGGGGATACAATGGCTACGGAGCATTGGGACATAATCATACATATAGTGTATGTTTCCCACTAAAAGTATATACTGGAGGATACTCTGGTGTTTCTGCTACTGTAACTACATCATCGCCACAAAATACTAGTCCAAGTGGAGATTTAATAACAAACTGTCATAATGCTTGGATGTTTGGTGGTCAATATAGTTCGATGTATGTTACCAGAGGAACTTCTGATAGTAGCAATACTTGCTACTCTTGCGGATATAATGGATATTATCAGTTATCGGTAGGACAAGCAAATACGACTCAGTATAATACTTTACAACAAACTCAATTTAGAGCAGGAGCAGCTCTAACCAATGTGGTAGATTTTGCTTCAAACACTGGATCTTCTTCTTATACTAATGCAGCAGTGAAGAGAAGTGATGGTGAATGGTACTACTGCGGATATTCAAATAATGGTGGAGGATGGGGTTCTGGATTTAATGATTCTTATAACCAAAGGCAAAAGAGAGATCCAGATAATATTTCTGAAAACTATCGATTGAAAAATAATCTGTTATTTCCACATATCCAGGAAAGCGCATATCGTTCTTATTGGAAGTATTACCCAACTGGTTACTCAAGTAACAAATTTGCTCTCTATGTAGATTTATCTACAGGTAGAGTATATAATACTGGTTATTCAAATGACTATAACATTAGCGGAGCTAACTATAGAGGTTCTTATTGGAATGTCATGACTAAATTAAAGAACCAATAAGGTTAAGGAAAAAAATAAATGACCACATTAACATTAGATAAAATTAAACTTGTATTCAAAGGTGATTACAGTTCAGGAACAACATATACACAAGGTGATATTGTTATGTTCAGGAATAGGAGTTTTATTTACAAAAATGAAACTGCAAAAGTAAATACACCAATTTATAGTATGGAACCTTTGGAAGTAAGTATTACTTCAATACCAGCATTTAGCAGCACCTTTACAGTTACATTACCATACTCGTTTAGTAATTTAAATACCTTTGCTCCTCTGGGAAATTTATATGTATACTCTAAATGGTTAGAGCCAGATAGTAAAATTGTTTCAATGACTCAACTATCACCAACTACAGTAAGCATTACTGTTAGTAAGGCGATTAACTCAAATGTAAATTTGGGAGCTCATACAGCTACTATCGGCACACGAAGAATGGCTGGTATGTATGAAACATGTTTAAACAATGTTGACTGGGATGTTTTTAGTGATACACTAAGTGATGACAACAATTATACAAGTTTTGGACAGTGGAATAGATGTAGATCGTATACTCCTGGCGAAATCGTAATAAGAAATAATCAAAGTTATATTTGTACACAAGCGCATGGCTCTCCTGACCCTGCTGCTCGTTTCACAAGAGCAGTAGATCCTTTATTTGATTACTTGGGATGCTGGGAAACTTTCTTAGTTGGTAATGAAGCACTACCACACGAGAGAATCATTATTGGTGTTAATAAAAACCCATTCAACTGGAGAGGACATCCTTATATTACCAAACCAACTTTTGGTAATTCTACAGTTGTAAACGCTACAGCAATGATTCCAGGAACAACATATACTATTGTTACTACTGGAAATACTAATTTTAATTTAACTGGAGCCAGCCTCAATTATGTAGTTGGCGAACAATTTATTTGTACTTCAGTTGGGACTGGAACTGGAACAGTTGCTTGCGCATACTCTTCAATTCCTTGGTTTATTCCAGCAACTCACAAAGATCCAGATGCTAATCCATTAGCTGCTTGGACCTGGTCTTGGAATTCATGGATCGCACCAGCGCAATGTAAATATCGTGGATCTATTTCCCTTGGATCAGATGGTCGTGGCCACAGAATCGGTAAAGGATATAATTACTATGGGATGGGTAGTCCTGGCCAATACGATGGTTATCGTTTGTTTGCTGGCGAAGAAATGGCGCAACATTTTAATGAATATTATTCTGATGAAACTCGCCACTATGGAAATGAGTCGTTTACTGACAATTTCCGTAAAGGTTCAGCACCAAGATTGACTCAAAATCTTGCTCAATGGACTAATCATGCTTCACTAACATCATATGGCACTGTTCTTGTTGGTGGTACTAGTGGTTCGTCATCTCTGGGTACTGGTGAAGACTCAGACTATTCTTCTTCGATGATTGAACTTGGCAGACAAAGATTCGGAAATCGTGCCATTGTTAAACTTGCTGGTGGTGCTTCAAATTCTAGAAACTCAGCTAATTGGTATGCTGCATTAGATGAGTTTGGCGAATTGTGGATGTGGGGGTATAACGGATATGGTCAGTGCGGTATTGGTCCAGAAAATCACTTATCAACTGGTATGAGAGTAGCCGACCGAACAAACAATGTTCGCTCGCCAATGTGTCTACAGAAAGATATTTTCTTTGAGGGTAACAGAATTATTGATATGTTTACTCAACAGGATTCTATTCATGCTCTAGACGAAGCAGGTAATTTGTGGGGTTGGGGTAGAAATAACTACGGACAACTTGGATTTACTACCTCTGGTGTTATGGCTTCAGCTTCGCAATGCGCTGCTCCATATAAAGTGCCTATTAATTGGAATACATATGGTGGTATTCAGAAAATTGTTACACCATCCCAAGAAAACCGAGAATGGATTATGGTTCTTGATGGTCAGGGACATGTATGGACAATGGGCTATAACGATCAGGGGCAATTAGGCACTAATAATACGACTAGTGATGGTAACGCTTCTGGTCCACTAAGAAGAACTTCTTCCACTGCAGGTTGGGGAATTGGTGGTGGTATTAAAAATATTTGGGGATTTGATGGTGGAACTGGTCACTCATATTTCCTCGACACATCTTTACAGTTATGGGGATGCGGTCATGGTGGTCACTATGAATATGGTACTTCCACATCAAACGCAACAACTCCAGTGCAGTACTATGGTCCAAAAGGTGCTATGACTGATATTGTTCAGATTTCAGGTCAGGGTCGTTCAGGCGGAAATACAATGTATGCGTTAGATAAAGATGGTATATCTTACGCTCATGGTTGGAATCAGTATGGTGAGGGTGGTGTTGGACATGGAAGTTATGTAGGAAATAACAATACATACAATCAGCAAAATGGAACTAGTAGCACTCAAGCTGGTTTTTCTCGTGTTCTAATGCCAAGTCCTATGTATGGAATAATGTTTGCCAAAGATCTTGGCGCACTTTCTGAAATTGGTCAAGCTGGTAGTTGTGGAAATCGTATTGTAGATCTTTGGGGTAATGGAGATTATGATGGAACTTCTGGTCACGTAGTTACTGCTTACTGGTTGACTGAGCGAGGTGAGGTGCTGACCGCTGGTAGAGATTACAATTATAATCTAAATGGCCAAGGCGAGCCTCAGTATGCGCCTATGTCAGTAACTAATTTCATGTAAAGGTTTACTATGGCAATCACTAAAACTAGAAAAATCGTATCTCAAACTAATGATGCTACTACATTCTTTCCTTCTTTAAATTTTCCTTTACAAAAAATATTGGAAAAAGATGAAGAAATAAATGGAGTAATGCATTTTAAAGGTGATTTAGATAATCGTTATCCAACAGAATTTGATAAAGAAAATATTCATCTAATTAATATCGATAAAAAAAGATATGATTCAGTACATGAGGATATGACAGAAGAGATGTTAGAACCAACTGATGATAATGATTTTGTTATTGAAACTGAATTAGATGGTAATTTTACAAATACAGTTCTATTGTATAATGGAACTATTGCAAATAAATATAAAGAAGATCCAGAGTATCTAAATAAACTTGGATTACCAGCTTACGACAAAGAAATTCATACGAAAGATTTGATTTCTTTGCATACAATTCCAGAGTCTGCATTATTAAAATCGCAACAACTTGCTGATGAGGAATATGCTAGAGCGGAAGCTGCTGCAGAAAAAGTAAAAGCTGGTACTGTTGAGCCAGATACGGTAGATTTGGAAGCTCTCGCTAAAGTATTTGAAGATGAAGCCAAACGATTGGCTGCTGAATCATCTGGAACCGCAATTACAACAGAAGAACAAGTATAATAGGAAAAAGGTAAATTAAATGCCACTGTCAAGATCTTTAAATGGTGATTTCGATTACTCCCAATTAAAACAAAATTGGATGGGTGAGTGGAATGAAGGAACCATCTATAAAATAAACGATACTGTTCGTATTAACAATACAGCTTTTGTAATGAACAGTACATACCACTCGGAAAATAATTTATTTGGTCAAGAAGTAAAACCAGGAGTTGATACAACTAACTGGACAATGATTGCTGGTGGAATTATTTATAAAGGTGATTGGGCATATAAAGATCGTCACTATGTTGGCGACGTAGTTAGATTTAATGGCGACTTTTATCAGTGTACCACTAATAACTTTGGTGGTCATCCAATTTATGAAAATGGCGCACTCACTACTAAGTGGATAAAAATTGCACAAGATTCTGCTCGCGATAGATCGAAAAAACATTTACAATTTGCATTGTATCCTCCAATGGGGTGGACTCGCAATATGTGCGAATCTAATGAAGCTGGAGCACCAGGATACAAAGAGATGCAAACAATTAATGGTAACTATGAGTTATCTTTTATTGGTCGTGATTGGAGTAGTTTAGGAAAAGGTCTTGGCGAAAGAGACAATTGGTATGCTTCTGATAATTCTAACGCATCATCAACTTATCAATATACTAAACATGGTGGTTTTGATTTCTGGGATTATATTGATGGATATAGAACATCAATTACTGGTGGTGCTCCAAAATTAATTCAACTTACTGGAACATCTAATTTTACATTTGCTCTGTTTGACAATGGTGAACTATATCACACAGGTTATGGTGGACATGGACAAAATGGTGATGGAACTACTAATGATTACAAATATTTCCGAAGAGTCGGTAGATCAGGTGCTAGAGGAACTGGCATATTAAGAGATGTTCATATTATTAAAGCAGGTCATAGTGCTAAGGGACCAAATTCTGACGAGACAGATACCCACTCTTGTTTCGCTTTAGATAACACAGGAAGAGTCTGGACTTGGGGTTATAATGGTTATGGTAGCTTGGGACATGGTAACACATCTAATTATGCCGACCCAACAGTAATTCCTCAGGAATATTTCCACGATAAGAAAATTGTTGACTGCTGGATGTCTGGTTATAACTACCAGTCTTCTTATGCTCAAACTGAAGATGGTGAAATTTACTCTTGGGGTTATAATGGTTACGGACAATTAGGTACGGGACACTACATAAATCAGTATCGTCCAGAACGAGTTAAATATCCTTGGGCAAAATTTGGTGGACTTAAAAAATTTATAGCACAGGGACAAGGATCATATGGTAATGCCGTAGCATTAACTAATGATGGTACTGTTCATATGGTTGGTTACTTTGGCCAGAGTGGCGGATCTATGTATGGTATGGGTAATCCAAACACAACTTATGTTGGTGTATTTTCTCCAATGGCAAGATTATTTGAGATTAGAAGAAATGCTTTAGGTATCGGTTCTAAAATCTCTCAACTTACAAATTTGATTGATGTTTCAAGAAATTGTGAAGAGTTTTGGGTAATTAACCGAGGAGCCATGGCATCAGCCATAGTTATGAAAGAAAAAGGTACTGGAGTTATGTATCTGGTTGGCGACAATGGTTATGGACAATTCGCCACATATAGAAAACATTTGAACTATGATGAGTGTGTTAGTGATAACCCATACAACAATCCGAATACGCAAACACCAGTTCCAATCCATATGGGCAATATGACCGATGTCAAATATATTTCTAAATTTGGTCATGATGGTTATGTTGCAATAATGTATCACAACTCTGACAATAGAGTTTGGACAGGTGGTGGTAGTGGTGGTAACATGCATAGAGGTGTTGGTAATAATGGTGGAACAGATCCAACAGCACAACATATTCGTGGCGGAAATAGATTACCATGGGAGCATTTCCAGAGATCATCATATAACCCAATGCAACCAAGATTCCACGAACCAGTTTCTATGATTAGTCCACTTGGAGGAGCATCCGAATCTGGATTTGCGTTTATCACTAGCAATAACAGATATGTAAATGCTCATAATGGATTTTCTTGGTACTATGGTTGGGATCCAGCAAGTAATCCTTCTCAGGTTGGTTATGGTTCTTTCAACTATACCAGAACAGATCTATAGTAAAAATATAAGATCAATTAAACCCACTTCGGTGGGTTTTTTATTACAAGTTACACTATTGTAAACTATAAATATAAGAGTTAAGGTTGGAGAATTTGAATGGCAACTATAAGCAATCTTGTTATTGATCAAGGGACTACATTCAGTAGCATCATCACACTTACAAATCAAGATGGAACTGCCATGAATTTAACTGGATATACAGTTGCGTCGCAATTTCGTAAATCCTTTCAGTCCTCCACTGCTACAAGTTTTACAGCTTCGATATATGATGCTGCTACAGGGAAAATTCGTTTACAACTTTCTCCTACAGCATCAAGTGCTATTAAAGCAGGCAGATACCTGTATGACATAGAATTAACTTCTAATACTGGAGAAAAGTCTCGAGCACTGGAAGGACTTGTTATAATTACCCCTGAAATAACAAAGGTATAAAATGAGCGATATATCAGCAACAGTCATATCAAGTGAACTAATTACAGCAACAGTAGAATCCGATACATCAACTACGGTAACGGCAGTTGGAATACAAGGTGCTTCTGCTTCGCAAGTTGGAGTTGGCGAATTAAATGATGTTGATACTAATATATTAATAGATGGCTCAGTATTAGTCTATAAAACAACAACTAATAAATGGACTTCCACTACAATTCTTGATGCGCAAGATGTAACTGGTGGACAATATTAACGGAGAAATAAAAGATGGCATCAATAATTCGCATAAAACGCAGCCCGACTTCTGGAAATCCAACAACACTTGGTGCTGGTGAGTTAGCATACTCTGCTTTATCAGGAACTCAAGCAAATGGTGGTGATCGATTATACATTGGTTTCGGAACAGAAACTGCTGGCGATGCAGCGCAACACTATGTTATTGGTGGTAAATACTTTACTGATTTACTTGATCATGTCCATGGAACTCTAACTGCTTCTTCTGCTTTAATTGTAGATTCTAGCAGCAAATTAGATAATCTTAAAGTCGATAACCTCGATTTAAATGGTAATACAATTAGTACTACCGACACTAATGGTAACTTAATTCTCGCTCCGAATGGAACTGGTAGAGTTAGTTTAACTTCTAGTAATGCAGCAAGTAGCACAAGTACTGGCGCATTGGTAGTTACTGGTGGTGTTGGTATTGGTGGAGCGTTGTATGTTGCTGGTTTAATTCAAGCTGCTTCTGCCTCATTCTCTAGTATTAACAGCACTCCGATTGGCAATAGTACACCGAGCACTGGTGCGTTTACAACTTTATCTGCCAGCAGCACTTCTACTTTTACTGGCGCAGCTACATTTAATGGTGGCGTAAACATTGGCGGAGATACTCTCGCTGAATATATTTACGATACAGTCGGTGGCGCAGTTACTGGTGGCACTGGTATTACTATTACTAACTCTGATGTTGGTAATACTTCTACAGTTTCTATTACTAACACTGGTGTTACTGCTGCGACTGTTGGTTCGTCAACAGCCATCCCAGTTATTACTTTCAATGCGCAAGGTCAATTAACTGCTGTAACAACGGCATCAATTACTACTACTCTTGGTATTGCTGGCGATACTGGAACAGATTCTATTGCTCTTGCTACCGATACGCTAACATTTGCTGGTGGTGAAGGTATTGATACTTCTATTAATTCTGCCACAAATACTGTTACTATTGCAGCAGAAGATGCTTCTACTAGCAATAAAGGTGTCGCTTCTTTTGAAACTACCGACTTTAATGTAACTTCTGGTGCTGTAGAGTTAAAAGATACAGTTGTTAAAACTGTTACTACTGACACTGGTGCATTAACACCAGCTACTCATGGATTCTCTATTCTTGGTGGAGAAGGTATTGATGTAACTCACGCTGGAACTACAATTACTGTTGCTGGAGAAGATGCTTCTACTAGCAATAAAGGTGTAGCATCTTTTGATACGAATAATTTTACAGTTACTTCTGGTGCTGTTGCTACTAAAAATATCACTCTTGGTTCTTCTACATTAACAGTTGGTTCTACTACAACTTCTATTGCTGGTATTACTGAACTTACTGTTGATAATTTAAACTTTAATGGTAATACAATTACTTCAACAGATACCAATGGAAATATTATTATTTCTCCAAATGGTACTGGTAAAGTTGATGTTTCTGGTTCCATTATTACTGGTCTTTCTGAGCCAGTAGCTGCAACTGATGCAGCGACAAAGAACTATGTTGATACTGTTGCTGAGGGATTGCATGTCCACGAAGCAGCAAGAGTTGCAACTACTAATACTCTTGCTGCTCTTTCTGGTGGAACTGTAACATATAACAATGGTACTGCTGGTGTTGGCGCAACACTTACTCTTTCTGCTGGTTTAACTGCACTTGATGGTGTAACATTAGCCAATGGAGATCGTATTCTTGTTAAGAATGAAGCTACCCAAGCACACAATGGTATGTATGTTCGTACCAGTGCCACAGTTCTTACTCGTGCCACTGACTTTGATACTGCTGCTGAAATCGGCGGTGGTGATTTTACTTTCGTTGAATCTGGTACTATCTATGCTAATACTGGTTGGGTTCAGACATTTGAAGTACTAACTGTTGGTACAGATACTGTTATCTGGCAACAGTTCTCTGGTACTGGTACATTTACTGCTGGTAATGGTTTAACAATTACTGGTACAGAGTTTAATGTTGTTGGTACTGCAAACAGAATCACAGCCAATGTGGATAGTATTGATATTGCATCAACATATGTTGGTCAAACTTCTATCACTACTCTTGGTACTATCGGTACTGGCACCTGGCAGGGTGGTGTTGTTGCTGGACAATATGGTGGTACTGGAGTAAATAACTCTGGTAAGACTATAACTCTTGGTGGTAACCTTACTACTTCTGGCGCATTTGCCACCACTTTTACTTCTACTGCTACAACTAGCGTTACATTACCAACTACTGGTACTCTAGCAACATTAGCTGGTACAGAAACTTTCACCAATAAAACATTAACATCACCAACTATCACTGGTGGTTCCATTAATAATACTCCGATTGGTGCTTCTACTGCAAACACTGGCGCATTTACAACTCTTACAGCTTCTGGTGCAGTAACATTCACTAGTTCTACTGACGCATCTGCTGTTGGAACTGCTGCTGTTGTATTAACTGGTGGTTTATCTGTTGCTAAAGCGATGTATATCGGTACTAACATTACTGGTGCTGGTGCTGGTACTTCTACTCTCGATGGATTTAACATCGATGGTGGTACATACTAAATACTAAAAGAGAGAGTTTTTACTCTCTCTATCTTTTTGATATTTTCCTTTTTTAAGGTTAGAGAATGGCAAATAAAGTTTTACTGAAGAAGTCTTCAGTAGCAGCGAAAGTTCCACTTACAACTGATTTGGATTACGGTGAAGTAGCACTCAACTACACCGATGGAAAACTGTACTTTAAAAATGCATCAAATGTAATTAAAAGTTTTACAATTGATGACTCTGTTGTAACTCTTACTGGCACACAAACTCTAACCAACAAAACTCTCACTAGTCCAATACTAACAGCTCCTGTTTTTTCCAGCATTGTTAATACTGGAACTTTAACATTACCAACAAGCACTGACACATTAGTTGGTCGCGCCACTACCGATACATTAACCAACAAAACCCTTACATCTCCCACAATCACTGGTGATATTTCTGGTGATGGTTCTTTTACAGGATACCTTAAGAGTTTAAATTCACAAGGCGATGAGGGTGGTGAAATCCTTCTCGCAAAACCACAAACCAATACCACAATAGCTGGTACTGGCGTAACAATTGACATATTTCAAAACAAAATTCGTTTCTTTGAGCAGGGTGGAACTGCTCGTGGTGCTTATATTGATCTTACTGCAGCTAGTGCAGGAGTTGGATCTAATTTATTAACTGGTGGGGGTGGTGGCAGTGGTACAGTAACTTCTATTACTGCAGGAACTGGTTTAACTGGTGGAACAATCACATCATCAGGTACAATCGCAATTGATTCTACTGTTGCTACATTAACTGGCACTCAGACATTAACAAATAAAACATTTACTGGAAATGTTAATGCGAATAGTAGTTTAAAAATAAATTGCTTAGATGGATTTTTTACTGTCCAACAAAATAATGCTTCTTGGACAACCAGTACAGATCATCCAATTATTAAGTGGAACTACAATGCAACTTATGATGATCATTTGTATCTTGCATCTGGTGGTAATCAAGCTGTTAGTGGTCAATCAGTATTAGTAATTTCTGAAAATAGTGGCTTGTTGTTTGGTCGGGGAGATACTGCTTCTGTAACTACACTTGGTACAAAATATTTTCAGATAACAAATACTGGTAATGTTGGAATCGGTACTGTCTCAGCACCATCTTCAATACTTGAAACAGAACAAAATACAACATCTACAACATCCCTTACTATTACCAACAGTAATACTGGTAATAACACAACAAAGTCATCAAGCATAAACTTTAGACTTACTGACTCTGTTGGAACAAGAAAAGATGCTGCTTACATCACAGCTATACCAATTAATTTTGACTCATCTACTGGAGATCATCTAACATTTTCAACAAGAACATTGGACTCTACTCCAACTGAAAAGGTTAGAATTACTAATAATGGAGATGTTGGTATTGGTACAACTAATCCTGGATATAAACTTGAAGTTAATGGCGCATTTGCTGCAACAACTAAATCGTTTGTAATACCACACCCAACAAAAGAGGGAATGAAACTTCGTTATGGATCTTTAGAAGGTCCAGAAAACGGAATCTATATTAGAGGTAGATGTAAAGAATCTATTATACAACTACCAGAATACTGGACAAAATTGGTGGATGCAGAAAGTATTTCTGTAAATCTTACACCAGTTGGAAGCCATCAGAATTTATTTGTTGAAAAAATTGAAGACAATAAAATTTATATCAAAAACAGTAATGTCTTAAATAGAACTATTGATTGTTTCTTTGTGGTTTATGGAGAGAGAAGCGATGTTGAAAAACTAAAGGTTGAATATGCTGCTTAATATCAAAATTAATAAAGAAACACTAGAAATTAACATTGATGATTCTAAATTTATTATTAATAAACTAGAAGAAAACAATAACATTATTGAATTAGAACTGTCTAAACCCGACCCAGAAACTGAGTATCCATGGCAATAATAACATCAGCACAATCTGGAAATTTTAATGCCACTTCTACATGGGTAGGTGGAGTTGTACCTGTTGATAATGATTCCTTTATTATTAATACTGGACATACTGTAACATACAATGTAGCGACACCTGTAACCAATGGATTTGATGATAGTGATATCTATGGAATTTTACAAACACAGTTAGCTACATCTACCGTACTTAGAATGAATGGTAGACTCCGTGTAAGAACTGCAGGCACATATCACGCTAGAGCAGGACATACCTTACAGTTTAGAGGAACTGCTGCGTCTTCACATATCCTTTATGGAACAGCATCAACTGGCGCAAATGTGATTATGGAAGGTAGTGACGGTATGCCAACCACTACTTTAGCATCAGGTGTTAATGAACGAGCAACAAGTTTTGTTTTTACTTCCGCTACAAATTTTGCAGTGGGTGAATGGTTTGCAGTTTATAATAATACAACTGCGCAAGCAGGAAATGCTGGTGCAACAACTATTAGAGATGAAGGTTTTTGGATTCACGATATAGATGGTAATACAGTTTACTTTAGACAATTTGTTGGTCCAGAAGCTACAATCGTTTCTGCTTCTGGGACATCATTAGTTGTTAACAATTCAAAAGTATTCCGTGTTGGTCAAATAATTATTTTTGGTACGGGTGTAAATAGAAATATACACACAATCAATGCAATTCAATATTCTTCTCATACATTAACACTATCTGCTTCGGTAACAGGTTCAGTAACAGGATTAACTGTTTATGAAACAGGCTCAGATAAAATTCACGCAACTGGTGATAAAATAAGAAAGTGTGCTACTGTTACTACAACATCTTCATTGGCTGCAGCAACAACAATTACAGTTGCCAATGCGAATATGTTTGTTGCTGGTAATGATATTTGGATTGAAGCCAGAAGCGAGGCAGGTGGAACAACTGATTATGCCGATGATGCTTATGGAAATGAAACTCCAGGTCCAAGATATAAACATACCATTTCATCAGTTGCGGGAAATGTTATTACCCTTACAGCTGCTATTGGTTACAATGTGGTTTCTGGCGCATTAGTAAATCGTTTGACACGAGATGTAGTTATTGAACCAGTTACTCCAAATATAGATTATTATGGAGTGTATATTGAACCAGGTGGCACCAATTATTCCAGAGCAATAATTTTTAAAGATGTATATTTAAAGTATGCAGGTAGTAGTCAGGGGCAAGCAGAAGGAGGATTATATCTTGGTGCTGGTACTTGGAAAGCCAATGTGAGTTTATCTGTTACTTTAACAAATACTGTTCCAGCACACAGTCAAAATAGTTGGTTAGAGGGCATTACAATGACAGGTTCAAACTCTACTCGTGATTGGGGTGGATTTTGGATTTACGGTAGATATGACCAGATAAGATGTTGTCATGTTCAAGGTAGATTTAATTCTTCATATGGTTTATACTATCGTGAAGGTTTATGTCTTTACAACAGTATAGCAGTTGGTAGCAACGCATTTGGACCAAGAATAGAAGGTGCTAGTGAATGGGCTGAAGTTGGTTATGTTTATGTTTCTCGTTCAGAAAGAGGTGGTAGATTAAACTTCTATGATAGTAATCTAGGAGTTCATCACTATATTTCTGATGGAACCGAGTACCTTAATTTTGTTAGTGGTTTTTATAGAGCTTCTTATAAACACAAACATACAGGAAACAGAAGGGGTATGGATTCAGATGCATACGGTCCCAACACTCTAATATATTCTATATTTAATTATGTTAGTGGTTATTCTCATTTAGTTAATAACCTTCAAGTTAGAGGAAATTATCATGGTGGTCATATTGACAGAGGACATAATGGCGTGTCTGGAAATGTTATCGAGCATAATATGGAATACGATGCTATCTACCAACAAAATTATCTTTCTGCAAGATTTTGGGACGCTGCCGAAGATGCTTGGAGAGTTTATTGGATAGCAGACGGCAGCGACTATGGAAGTGGTTGGTTTGAATCAGTTTTTGTTCCAGCAGGAGTTACTGTAAGAGCCAAAGCGCAAATTAAATTGGCACCAAGTTTCTCTGGTACTTATCCAAGATTCGAAGCAAGAGATGTTGTTTCTGGAGTTGGAGTAAATCAACTTGCCAATGCTGGAGGACAATACAGCACTTGGATGGCTGGTGGAGCTCAAGCAGTTCAGTTTAGTGCTGCAGCAACAAGTGCTTATGAAACAAAAGAATTAACAATTGCTTCAGTGGCATTTTCTCGTTATATAAACATAGGTGTTCATGTAGACTCTGCAACTTCTTCTGAAGGATGCTGGATGAAAAATATTACTGTGTTATTGGATAAACCATATGCGGTATCAGCATTTTCTTCAATTAATGGTAGTCAATCTAACCAAGCAATGGTTGGTATTGGTAGTTCTCTAACAGAATCCAAAATTAGAATTGGTGGAAGAATAAAATAAAATGCCAAGAAATGTAATTATAACACCAGCTACTGGATTAATAGATTTCAAAGACGATGCAGGGAACATTGATGCATTCATTCAACTCGATACTTCTGGCAATCTTAATATTTCCAATACTGGGGGTAACTTATCATTAGGTAACACTGCGACTGATGTTTATATCGGCGATGGTGTTAATAATGTTGATATTGTTTTTGAACAAAATGGTGATATTCGAGCATTAACTGGTAAAACATTAACTCTGGGTCAGTCTGATAGTAATATTACTGTCGCTTCTCCAACTACATTTAATTCTACTGTTACATCAAATAATCTTACTGTTAATGGTATACTAAGTGCAACTAATGTTAAAGACGGATATACTACTACTGTAACTTCAGGTGGAGTAACTGCATTAACTGCTGCAAGCAATCACTATCAAAGATTTACAGGTTCGCTTAACCACACAATTGTTTTACCTTCTACAAGCACACTATCAACAGGTGTTACTTATAGTATTGAAAATGCTTCTAGTGGTCAATTAACTATAACCTCTTTTGGCGCATCTCTAGTTACGACTGTAATTTCAGGAACTACTGTTACATGTATGTGTATTGGCACTACATTAAATACAGCAGCAGATTGGGATGCAGAATATACTGAATTTGCTGCGGTTACTGGATCAGGTTCTGTAGTTTTATCTGCATCACCAACAATAACGGGATTAACTGCATCTTCAGGATTAACTGTTACTGGTTCTGCTAATTTTTCTACTACTGCTAGTAACATCAGTATTGGTACTGCTCAAACAGGTGCTACCACATTAGGTTTAGGTGGAACAAGCCAAACTGGAACACTAACTGTAGGTCAATCCACAGTAAGCCAAACAACTAATATCCAAGCTGGTGCAACTGCATCAGGGTCTACCAAGACACTAAACATTGGTACATCTGGTTTATCAGGTTCTACTACCAATATTGCTATTGGCTCTGCAGTTTCTGGTGCTTCTAGCACAACTACTGTTAATAATATACTCGCAGCTCCAGGACAAATTCTTACTGGAGGTCCCAATACATTTGTTCGAGATTATGCTTCTGGATTTAGCACTACACATACCCCAACATTACCTCAAGAAATAGGTAGATTTACTCTTAATGGCGACTCTCATAACATTTCAATTATAGGCGAAATTCGAGGTGCTACTGGAGCAACGAGTGGTGTTACTAGATTTGTTTTACATGTACGATCAAATACACTTCCTTCTAAATCATTTCAGTTATTCGAAGAAGAAATAACAAATCTTGGGCAAATAATTCGTGTTCGTGTTTATGAAAATACTGCAACTGGTCTCGTTGTAATAGGTTACTCTTCCACAAACCAAATTCAAAATATTGGATGGTCTTTAAAAGTTCAAGAGCGTGGCAATTATAATTATTTACAGCAAGTTAGTGCTCTTACTGCAATAGATACTACATCGCTAACTGAAATTCTTACAACTTCTAACGCAGTTCGTACTTTAACAGGATCGTTATCAGTAGCAGGGCAATTAACATCTACTGTAGCAACAGGTACAGCACCATTAGCTGTTACCTCTACAACTCGTGTAGCAAATTTAAATGTGGCTACAGCTGGTACTGCCGATACGCTAACAACTGCTAGAACTATTAATGGTGTATCATTTAATGGTTCTGCTAATATTACTGTTACTGCTAATACTACTAATGCTCTAACAATTGGTACTGGATTAACTGGTACATCGTTTAATGGATCTAGTGCAGTCACTGTTGCCATTGATTCTACTGTTGCTACACTAACAGGCACTCAGACTCTTACCAATAAAACTCTTTCTTCAGCAATATTAACTGGCACGCTTACTGCTGGTGGTGGTGTTGGAACTAATGGACAAGTTCTTCAGTCAACTGGAACTGGTGTTCAATGGGCAACAAGTTCTGGCGGTGCTGTAGATTCTGCAATATTTGGAGCAAATGCTCAATCAGATTTGGGATTAGTGACTGATCTGGTTGTAACTTTATCAGAAGATCTTGGTTTAGTTACTGATGTTCCAGCTCTATCATTCTACAACTTAGGATCTCTGGTTGTGGATGGTATTGTTTCGCTAAATAATTTGGATCAGTCTGTTAAAGCAGACTACATTTCTTATGCAATTATTTTTGGATTCTAAAGGATCATAAATGGCTCGCCAACTCATTGAAAAGTATATTTTTACACCTGGTTTAGCAAACGCTGGCACAGTTAAATTTCCAGGTAAGGTTGATGAAACTCAACTATTAATTATTACAAATAAAACTACACAAGAGAACATCTATGCTCTTGGCGATCCTACTCGTTCTGGGACAGTTTCATACAATTCTTTAGATAATACATCTTTTTTCTCAGAACAGGATGGTGTTACAACAGTAACATTATCAAGAGATACTTCTGCGATGCTATCTACTCACAAGATAGCAGTTTATACTGATGCGCCAAAACATGTTGGTAACATTATTCGTCCATACGCTTTCGGTGTTGATGCTATTGAAAGAATCCGTGTTTCAAATCCGCAATCATTAATTGACGCTGACTTTGAATATGGTTTACAAACAACCAAGTGGCAGAACTATTCTGACATTCGTGGTGTTCCAGGAATTTATGAAAAACCTGGACTTGATATTTTCTTATCTGGAGTTACAACAGATGGTGCGTCGCCATCAACTATTACCGTAACAACTTCTGTTGCTCATGGATTGGCTGTAAATGATGCTGTTATTGTTTATGGTTTAGGAAACACCAGCACTTCAGCTCGAGCTGAAGGTGCTTTCGTTATTGCTTCTGTTCCATCCTCAACTTCATTTACTTATTTTGCCAAAGGTATTGTTGGTACGAATGGATTGTCTCTGTTTACTGGAATTACCTATGCTCGTCGTGGTGGTTTCTATACTGGATCTTCGCTGCCACTAGCAACAGTTACATCTAATGGAGCAAATCCATCAATAATTACAGTAACATGTTCTGCAAATCATGGTCTGGTTGCTGGTGCTCCACTAGTGGGTATTGCAAGTTCTGTCGGAACAAACCACTCACTATTAACTGGAAATTTCTTTGCTGAATCAGTTCCTTCTTCTACTACATTTACATTTACTGCTCGTGTTGGTGGAGCAGTAGCATCTGCTGGTATTGCTATGACAATGTTTACTCGCTCAGATGCATATGTTTTACATCGACCATTCGATGGTGGTGTTACCATATCAAATTTTGTTCCTTCTCATGGCGCATCTGTTTCTCGTCAAACTAAAAAATACATGCGTTACCAATCAGGTAAGGGTGTTCTTTGGACATCAGGTGTTTCTTTAAATCCTATTATTAACCTTGATCAAATTTCTGCATCTGGAACAACTGTTGGTTCAATAATTACTGTTACTACAGAATTAGATCACTCTTTACAAGTTGGAGCCACTGTTGTTATTTCAGGAGTTGTTACTTCTGGTTACAATGGAACATATGGTGTTAGTACAGTTACTGGAGAAAATACCTTTACAGTTATTGCTTCTGGCGCATTAGGATCTGCCACTGCAGTTATTACAAATATTCCTCGTGTTACAGTTAAAAATTGGCATGGTGCATCGGTTCGGGTTGGACCATTCGATGATCAAAACGGATTGTTCTGGGAATATGATGGTCAAGAATTGGCAGTTGTAAAACGATCTGGTACTTTCCAGTTGTCTGGATTCGTTTCAGTAACAGCTGGATCTCAGGCAGTAACAGGAACAAATACTAGATTCACACAACAATTAAAAGTTGGCGATAATATTATTATTCGTGGTATGACATACAAGATTGGTAGTATTGCCAGCGATACATCATTGACAGTTAATCCAGAGTATCGTGGTGTTAGTAACGCATCGGGAATTAAAATTGCAGCTGTTATCGACCAAAGAATTCCACAATCTCAGTTTAATACAGATAAAATAGATGGAACAGGTATTTCAGGATATAATATGAATCTTAACAAAATGCAAATGTTAGGTATTTCATTCTCTTGGTACGGTGCTGGTTTTATTGACTTTATGTGTCGTGGTCCAGATGGTAATATGATTCTTGTTCATCGGTTAAAACAAAATAACGTAAACGATGAAGCATATATGCGTACAGGTAATACTGTAGTTCGATATCAAACAATTAATGAATCTGCTATTGGAAGATTAGACGAGGACTTAGATACAAGTGAAACTTCTATCGATTTGGTAGACGCAAGTCGTTTCCCATCTACTGGTGGTGTTATTTTAATCGGAAATGAAGTTATTCCATATACTGGTAAAACAGGAAATACATTAACTGGTTGTACTCGTGGTGGAAGTTTCTCTATGTTTATTGGTGGATCAACTAAAACATTTAGTGGCGGTGCAGCTGCAACACATTCCAGAGGTAATGGATACACATCAGTAACATTAATAAGTTGTACTGCAGCACCACAGTTAAATCACTGGGGTTCGTCTTATATTATGGATGGTGGATTCGACACTGATCGTGGTTACTTTTTTAACTATGCAGCGGTTAATCAATCATTCACTGCCAATCAATCCAAAACAGTATTCTTTTTAAGATTGGCTCCATCCGTGTCAAATTCAATTTCTGGTAATTTGGGCGATAGAGATTTAATTAACAGATCTCAGTTATTGTTACAAAGACTTCAGATAACATCAACACAAAATGTACAAGTATATGGTATTTTAAATCCTGGAAATATTGATGCATCCTCTTTAACTTGGACATCAGTTAATACTTTTGCACTTGGTTCGCAACCATCGTTTGCGCAGATATCTACAAGTAATACTACTGCAGCGACTCCAGGCGAACAAAACTTCTCAACCCTTGCGCAGATTAATGGTTTCGCTGAAATTAATTTGACCGAGTTGAAAGAATTAACTAATTCTGCAATTGGTGGTTATTCTAACTATCCAGATGGTCCAGATGTGCTGGCAGTAGTTGTTAGAAACCTTTCAGCTTCTTCTGCCACATGTAACATTAACCTATTCTGGTCAGAAGCGCAAGCATAAATATATCGAAAGAGGAATTTTAAATGGCAACCCAAGTACAGTTTAGACGAGGAACTACTACCCAGAACAATGCGTTCACTGGAGCAGTTGGTGAGATAACTTACGACACAGAAGTTAAAACACTAAGACTCCATGATGGTAGCACACCTGGTGGTGGCGCGATCGTAACCGTAAATGCTGGAACCCAAACCCTTACAAATAAAACGCTATCAACCAATTCATCGTGGCAGGGCAACTCAATTGGATTATTATATGGTGGTACTAATGCCAGTCTTACTGCCTCGGCTGGAGCTGTTGTTTATTCGACTGCAGCTGCACTAGCATTAACTTCTGCTGGAACTTCTGGTCAAGTATTAATTTCTGCTGGTTCTTCTGCTCCTACTTGGCTCTCCCCAGGATCTTTAACTGTTGGAACTGCTGCTACAGCAACAACAGCTACTAATATTGCAGGTGGTTCTGCTGGTCAGCTCGTAATTCAACTTGATGCAAACCAAACTACATTTATTACTGCTGGTGCTGCTGGCACATTTTTGCAGTCAACTGGTGCTTCTACTCCACCAACTTTCGCTGCTGGTAATATTACTATTGGTAATACCACTGTTTCGTTCGGAGCAACTTCAACAACTCTTACTGGTTTAACAGCAATTGATGCTACTGCTGGCGCAACTTCTTTCTTTGCTACATCGACTTCTCCTGTAGCATTTGCTGGAGCGACTACTTTAACAATTGGTTATGATAGCACGGCATCTTCTACAACCAATATTTCTACTGGTGCCGTAGGTTCTGGCAATACTAAAACAATTAACATTGGTACTGGTAGTGCTGCTGGATCGACTACAAATATTAATCTTGGCGATGCAGATGGTGGTACAGTTACAGTTAATAAAGACTTAGTTGTTTCTGGTAATTTAACTGTCAATGGTACTACAACAACAATCAATTCAACTACACTTGATATTGATGATTTAAATATTACAGTCGCTAGTGGTGCTGCTAATGCTGCAGCTGCCAATGGTGCTGGTCTTACTGTTGATGGCGCATCTGCTACATTACTGTATATTTCAGCATCAGATTCATGGCAATTAAATAAACATTTAACTACTTCACTGACTACGCAGAATGTATTCAATACAACTGCCACAACAGTAAATGCTTTCGGTGCTGCTACTGCAATATCGCTGGGTGCTGCCACTGGAACTTTAACTTTAAATAATCCGACAATAACAGCAACAAATTCAAATGTCAGATTTAACTCTCTTGGTATTGGAACTGCTGCGTCAGGAACTGCTGGACAAATCCGTGCAACAGATACAATTACTGCATACTATTCTGATGACAGATTAAAAACTAAGACTGGTAATATTGAAAATGCATTAGAAAAAATTATATCCCTTAATGGATTTCATTATCATGCTAACGAAACTGCAGTTGCTTTAGGATATAATGCTTCCAAAGAAGAAGTTGGATTATCAGCCCAACAAGTTCAAGCAGTCCTACCTCAAGTTGTTGTTCCAGCTCCAATCGATGAACAGTATTTGACTATTCAATATGAGCGTCTTATTCCGCTATTAGTTGAAGCCATTAAAGAACAACAAAAACAAATTGATGAACTTAAACAAAAGTTAGGAAATTAATATGGCAGTTAATTCAAGAGCAACATTGTCAGAATATTGCCTAAGAGCATTAGGAGCTCCAGTGCTTGAGATAAATGTGGATGATGACCAGTTAGAAGATCGTATTGATGAAGCATTAGAAGTTTTTAGATTATACCACTATGATGGTATTGAAAAAATTTACTTAAAACATAAAATTACTGCTTCAGAATTAAATATTACTGGATCTAATGCTGCTTCTTTTGCTGGTTCTTCCAAAATTACTGGGGCAACTTCTGGTGCTACGGCAACAGTTGAATCGGCCAAAGACAGTAACACTTTATACATTTCTAGAACTGTTGGAACTTTTGTTGCAAACGAAACCATATCCAATCCAGATGGAACTACTGCCACATTAACAGCTTCTAGTTTTTATATTCCTGGCGATATCGATAATGGTTGGATTCCAATTCCAGATTTAGTGTATGGTGTGTCAAGAGTATTGCCACTCTATCAAGGAACATCTTCTTCTCGTTCTATTTTTGATTTACAATATCAACTTAGATTAAACGATTTGTATGATTTGTCAAGCACTTCATTAATTTACTACACCACAGTAATGAGTCATTTGGCTACACTAGATTTAATATTAAATGGAAAACCAATCTATCGTTTCAATCGTTTGATGGATAAACTGTACATAGATGTTGACTGGAAATCAATTAATAAAATAAACATTGGCGACTACTTTGTTGTAGAAGCATATCGTGCTTTGGATCCAACTGAGTTTGTAAAAGTCTGGAACGAGCCATGGCTTAAAAAATATACAACAGCTCTGTTTAAAAAACAATGGGCAACAAATCTTAAAAAGTTTTCTGGTTTACAACTTCCAGGTGGTGTAACTTTAGATGGTAATTCTTTATATAATGAAGCAATGCAGGAAATTATTGCACTAGAAGACGAAATTCAAAACAAGTCTGCTCCGTTAGACTTTTTCCTAGGATAGAATGTGGCTAGAAATGTATACTTCTCCCAAGGAACTGCCAACGAACAATATCTAATTGAAGATATTATCGTAGAATCATTGCAGGTATATGGGCAAGATTTTTATTATATTCCAAGAACTCTTGTAGCCAAAGATAATATCCTCGGCGAAGATCGTTTGTCAGAATTTAAACATGCTTACGGTATAGAAATGTACCTAGAAAATGTTGATGGGTTTGAAGGACAGGGAGCATTTATTCAAAAGTTTGGTTTGATGATGGAGCAATCAGCAACATTAACAGTTGCTCGTCGTCGTTGGGATCAACTTGTTGGAAGATTTGATCAGGCTCAATTACCAAATAGACCTTGTGAGGGAGATCTACTATACTTCCCTTTAACCAAAGGGTTATTTGAGATTAAGTTTGTGCAACATCAAAATCCTTTCTATCAGCTTGGTAAATTATATGTTTATAAATTACAAGTTGAACTCTTCCAGTATGCTTCTGAGCATATTGATACTGGTCTAAAAGATATTGATGTGTTCGAAACACTCAAATCTTATGATACCAGTTATCCAAGAAATGCTACTGGTTCTGTTACTTCCATAACGATGACTCGAGCAGGAACAGGATACACAACTACCCCGACTGTTACATTAACTGGTGGCGGTGGAACGCAAGCGTTTTCTCCAGCTGTTCTAACACCAACAGTTACTAATGGTGCAATTTCTTTACTCATTACAAATGTTGGTACTGGATATGATACTGCTCCGACAGTAACAATTGGAACTCAGTGGGTTGCTAATGGAACAGTAAGCACAAATGCTCAAATATTTTATTTAAATAGATTATATACAGCTGTAATCGGTGGAACATTTGGTTCTACTGCACCAACGCATACAACAGGATCTCAAGTTAATGGATCTACTACTTTGTCATACGCTGGTGTGTCGGCTGCTGCAACAGTTAGTATTGAACCAAATCCAGATTTACCACAATCTTATGGTGATAATATTAAATTTAAAAATGAAGCAAGCGATTTAGTATTTGATACTAACAATCCATTTGGAGAAATCCAGTAATGTTAAATATTCCTCCATTCTATCACGGACTTACTCGAAAAATTATTGTTGCTTTTGGTAGTATGTTTAGCAATATTAAAATTGAAAGAGCAGATAACGATGGTGTAGTTCAACAAACAGTTGTTGTCCCACTAGCATATGCTCCAAAAGAAAAATGGTTGGTTCGTGTTGAACAAGATCCGACATTAGAAAGAAACACTTATACTATTTTACCTAGAATGTCGTTTGAAATTACAGGAATGAACTATGACCCTCTTCGTAAAGTTAATCGTATGTCTCAAGTATCTTGTTATAGAGCGAATGGAGCAAATCCAGCTACATTAAAACAGATGTATTCGCCTGTTCCTTATAATATTGATATCTCACTTTATGTTCTAACTAAAACTCAAGAAGACGCTTTACAAATTGTTGAACAAATTTTGCCATATTTTACTCCAGAATTTACATTAAGTATTAATGCTATTCCTGATATGAGTGTTGCTCTTGATATTCCTATAATTTTAAACAGTGTAGCAGTTCAAGATGACTACGATGGAGATTTTCAAACTCGTAGATTTGTAACTTATACATTAAACTTTACATTGAAAACAAACTTTTTTGGTCCAGTTGGTGAACAAGGTCCAATTAAAACTGTGTTTATTGACAAACTTTCACAACCTGGAAGAAAATATACAGCAGCTGGTAATTTTGAAACTGGTGCTATTACGGAAACTTGGCAAGACGCATTCTAAATGGCTCAAATATATAATGCAAATCCAAATTTAAAAGCAATTGGTGTTCCTGTTGAGTTTACTCCCGAACAGGTTCAAGAATACATCAAGTGTAAAACTGACTATATTTACTTTATTGAAACCTATTGTCAGATTGTTACATTGGATAATGGACTACAACCTTTTAAATTATACGATTGTCAGAAAAGAAAACTGAATATCATCCATGAGAATCGTAAAGTTATTCTTATGGAAGGTCGTCAGCAAGGTAAAACAACTACCTCTGCTGCATACATTCTTTGGTATACGATATTTCAAGATGCTAAAAATGTGGCGATTCTGGCAAACAAAGCAACTGCTGCTAGAGAAGTTCTTGCTCGTTACCAAACTATGTATGAAGGATTGCCAATCTGGCTTCAACAAGGTGTTAAATCTTGGAACAAAGGCGATATTGAATTAGAAAATGGATCTAAAGTATTTACCTCGGCTACTTCTACATCAGGTATTCGTGGTAAATCTGTAAACTTACTTTATGTTGACGAAGCTGCAATTATTCCAAATACTGTTGCTGAACAATTTTTTACTTCTGTTTATCCAACTATTTCTGCTGGCGAAACAACAAAGATTCTACTAAGTTCTACTCCTCTTGGATATAATCATTTCTGGAAGTTCTGGAATGATGCCGAGAATAAACGAAATGGATTTGTAAATTGTTTTATTCCCTACTGGGAAATTCCAGGTCGCGATGAGCGATGGGCTGAAGAACAGAAAGCAATTCTTGGTGATTTAAAATATAACCAAGAGGTTCTTTGTAAGTTTTTAGGTTCTGCTTTAACATTAGTAAATGCCGATACAATTGGTAGAATGTCTCCAACTTATCCTGTGTATCAGAAAGATGGATTAGATGTATTTGAGGAACCAATTTATGAAATCGACACTGGACATATTGACAAATTTGGTAAACCAGTAGTTAAACCACCCCATTCTTATTGTATTATTGTTGATACGGCAAAGGGTGTTGGTGGTGATTATTCAGCATTTTCGGTTATCGATATTACCGAGGCTCCCTACAAACAGGTTGCCAAATATCGTAAAAATGATATATCACCTTTGTTGTATCCAAATGTAATCTTTAAGGTAGCAAAAGAATACAACATGGCTTATATTTTAGTGGAGATAAATAGTAGCGAGCAGGTTGCTTCTATTCTGCACCATGAATTAGAATATGAAAACATCTTATTTGTAAACAGAAATACCACTGGGCAAGCTGTTTCAGGTGGATTCGGTGGTGGCAAAGCCCAATTAGGTGTTGTGACAGATAGAAAAGTAAAACGAATTGGTTGTATGAACTTTAAAACTCTGTTGGAAGAACAGAAATTGTTAATTCCAGATGCAGACACTATTTCAGAGATTACAACTTTTATTGAATCTAGAGGTTCTTACGCTGCAGATGATGGATACACTGACGATTTAGTTATGACTCTAGTTCTTTTTGGTTGGCTAACAACCCAGCCATATTTTAAAGACTTAAATGATATAAACATGAGGGAACTAATTTATAGATCCCGTATTAAAATGATTGAAGATGA